TATATCCTGAGGCGGGATAAAACTTGGTTTGATCATATCGCACATGAACAGATCACATATCCATTTAGCATCTTTGCGGTCGGTTTTGTTGCCTTTCTGCGGTTTTGTATATTTGGGGTGCGCAAGGGTTACGAAACAGGTTTTCTCGAGAATATTAAAAACGGGTATCCAGTATTTTCCGGAAGATTCCATACAAACTTCTTTACACGAATATTTCGCAAGCCATTCAGCCAATTCTCTCAATCCTTTTGAAAACGAGGAAAAGCGAGCCTGTCTGTATTCTGTAAGACCATTTGTATCGGTTATTCCGATACAGGCATAAATCCATGTTTTGTGTACATCAAGACCACAGCAGTTCTTACGAAAAATTTTAAATGGCATATACACTCCTCCATAACAATCATTGGAGAAATACAGCATTGACTGGCTCTCCGGCAAAATCGAGTCGATTTGAAAGAGATAAGTTTACGGGCTGCCGTTTTGCTCCATTCATTGATGCCTTAACGGAGAGCCGAAACATATAAAAATGCGGGGTTGCCGCTATACAGCCCCGCCACTCACCTCCACGGTTTCTGTAGTTGACCGTATTTCCCTCAACTACATTATACCAAATATATCATAACGGCGAAAGCACTTTTCATAACCCTATTGGTGCCTTTCGCAGAAAGGCGGTTTATAAAAATGAAAGAAAGTCAAATTCCGAAAGTGCTTCATCTGAAAGAAAAAGAGTTGCGGAGGATTTGAAATCTGCCATAACAGCGGCAAGAGAGGCTTATAAACAGGCAAAAACTTCTTTGGATACTTCGTATGAGGAGATATATCAAAGAGAATTTGAGAATATCGCTTCCGAGTATGCGAGCAAAAAGAAGAAGAAAAATAAGAAAAAATGATGAAAGGGGAAATTCAAAATGACGTATGATTTCAGCGGCTGGGCAACGAAAAACAATCTTCGTTGTTCAGATGGACGTACAATTATGAAAGATGCGTTCAAGCATAATGACGGGCAGACCGTACCGCTTGTGTGGAACCATCAGCATAATGCACCCGAGAATGTTGTCGGTCACGCACTTCTTGAAAACCGCAATGAAGGTGTATATGCATATTGCAGTTTCAACGATACTGAAAGCGGTACGGTTGCAAAGGCACTTGTACAGCATGGTGATATTACGGCATTGTCCATTTATGCAAATCAGCTCCGACAGAATGGGGCAAACGTCATTCACGGAGAGATTCGTGAAGTAAGTTTAGTCCATGCAGGTGCTAATCCGGGGGCGTTTATCGACTCGGTGATGGCACATGGAGATGACTCCGATGAGGAGGCAATTATATATACAGGGGAGGAACTCACATTGATGCATTCAGCAGAAACAGAGGAAGCAAAAACTAAAAAGAGTGAAAGTTCGGAAGAGGAAGAAACCGTTGCAGACGTGTTCAATACACTGACGGAAAAACAGAAAACGGTAGTATATGCCCTTATCGGACAGGCTCTTGAAGACAATCAAAATGATGACGAAAAAGGAGAGGATAACAAGATGAAACACAACGTATTTGACTGTGATAACGGTACACAACAGAATACCCTTTGCCATTCGGATATGGTGAATATTATTAACCTTGCAAAAAGCAACAGTGTCGGCAGTTTGCAGGACGCTATCGGTATTTACATGGAGAATAACACTTCTTTGTCACATGGCTTTGAGGACATTGACCAGCTTTTCCCAGAGTATAAAGACGTAAGACCGGGTGCTCCCGAACTCTTGCAGAGAGATCAGGGCTGGGTAAGTGTCGTTATGCAGAAAGCTCATAAAAGCCCCATCAGCCGTATCCGTACAAGACAAATCGACGCTCGTGACCTTCTCGGCACGGCAGGTTTGAGAGGTTACGGTTATGATGATGAAAAGAGGAATAAGGCGAAAGTCAATGCCGGCAACGTGAAACTTCTCAAAAGAACCACTGATCCGCAGACGGTTTACCGTAAAGACGCACTTCACAGAGATGATATTATTGACATCACGGACTTTGATGTTGTCGAGTATCAGTACGGCATTATGCGTCAGAACCTCAATGAAGAAATTGCAACGGCAATTATGATAGGTGACGGCAGAACAGACGGCGATGACAGCAAGATTTCCGAAGATCATATCCGTTCTATCTGGAATGATGACGAACTGTACACCATTCACGTTGATGTGGATTTTGAGCAGGCAAAGAGTGAGTTGCAGGGTACGGGAACAGGTACATATTTCGGTGAAAACTATATTTATGCCGAAGCCATTATCACGGCGGCACTTTATTCAAGAGAAAAGTATAAAGGCACGGGTACACCCGATTTCTTCTGTACACCGCACCTGCTCAATATTATGTTGCTTGCAAGGGACAGAAACGGCAGAAGAATTTACGAATCAAAGTCAGACCTTGCAAAAGCCCTGAATGTTGGAGAAATCTACACCGCTGAACAGTTCGAGGGCAAAACCCGTACTACAACGAAGAATGAAGTGAAGAAACTTCTTGGTATCTTTGTCAACCTTGCGGACTATCAGATAGATGCGACAAAAGGCGGTGAAATTACCAAATTCAATCAGTTCGATATCGACTTCAATCAGGAGAAGTATCTTATCGAAACGAGGATTTCGGGTGCGTTGACAAGAGTATATTCCGCTATTGCACTGGAAGAACCTGTTGTTGAAGATGATGACGAGGAAGAAGACGACAATCAGGATTGATAATAAAGGGGAAAATTCAAAATGAAGTTTTACGGAAAAATCGGCTACGGCGAAACAGTTGAAACAGTGTCGGGGGTATGGGAAGAGCAGATAACGGAACGTGAATATTTCGGCGATTTTATGCGGAACGGAAGTAGTTTGCAAAGTTCCGATAAAGTGAATGATAATTTCAACATATCTCATAGTATCAGTATCGTAGCCGATCCGTATGCTTTGGAGAAATTTTCTTTCATGAGATATGCTGAATTCAGGGGTACAAAGTGGAAAATCACAAATGTAGAAATACAGTATCCACGACTGATATTAAGTGTAGGGGGCGTGTATAATGGCTAAAACAAGACTTAACTTACATGAAATCTTGGTCAATATTCTCGGAAGCCGTAATGTATATTTTCAACCGCCCGAAAATGTGAAAATGCTGTACCCCGCAATCGTATATTCTTTGAGTGATATAAGAAATACGTTTGCGGATAATTCTGTTTACGGCAGAAAAAAGGCCTATGACGTGACTGTCATAGATAAAAACCCCGACAGTGAAATTGTCGATAAAGTGTCTGAATCGCCGCTGTGCAGGTTCGGCAGGCACTATAAATCCGAAAATCTGAACCACTATGCTTTTACAATTTATTTTTAAAAAAGGAGAGATTTTTATGGCAAGATTGGAATGGGATAAAACGGGCGAAAGATACTATGAAGCAGGCGTTGAAAAAGGTGTGCTGTATCTTCCCGAAAACGGTGTTTATTCAACAGGCGTTGCATGGAACGGTCTTACATCTGTCAACGAAAGTACGGACGGAGCAGACATTTCACCTTATTATGCTGATAACATCAAGTATCTTAACCTTATGTCAAACGGCGACTTTAAAGCAACCATCGAGGCTTATACATATCCCGACGAGTTTGCAGAATGCGACGGCTCAGCCGAAATAGCAACGGGTGTTACAATAGGTCAGCAACCGAGAAAGCCTTTCGGTTTCTCATATGTCACCAAAATCGGCAACGATACGGATAGCATAGAAAAGGGTTATAAGATACATCTTGTTTACGGCTGCATGGCTTCTCCGACAGATAAAAGTTATGGCGCTATCAACGAATCCATAGAACCGATTACATTTTCATGGGAGGTATCCACAACTCCCGTAGCGGTTGCAGGTCACAAGCCGACTGCTCATATTGTGATTGACAGTACAAAAGTTGCCGCTGCAAAACTGACAGCGTTGGAAACCATTCTGTACGGCGGAGAGAATGCGACAGCAAGACTTCCGCTCCCCGAAGAAATAGCAACTATGTTTGCGACGGCCTAATTATTGTAAATAATTTCAAAATGGAGGGCGTTTCGTTTGATGACGGCGAACACCCTCTTTTCATTTTAATAAAACGGAGGATAATAAAATGCTTAAAAAGACGATTACTTACACGGATTACAACGGCAACGAGAGAACCGAGGATTTTTATTTCAATCTCACAAAGGCAGAAGTAATGGAGATGGAAATGGGAACAACGGGCGGTCTTTCCGAAATGCTGAGAAAGATAATTGCCGCACAAGACGCTCCCGCAATCATGTCCACATTCAAGAATTTCATTTTCAAGGCATACGGCGAGAAATCCCCTGACGGCAAGAGGTTTATCAAGTCAAAGGAAATTTCGGAAGCGTTTGCACAGACTGAGGCTTATTCACAGCTTTTCATGGAACTTTGTACAAATGAAACTACTATGGCAGAGTTTGTAAACGGCATAGTTCCGCAGGAAGCAAAGAAATGATACAGATAACCGTTCCCGAAAGAGAGTGCTGGGACGAAATCAAGGAAGAATTTGTGTATGTCAAAGGGCAGACTTTACAGCTTGAACATTCACTGGTATCTCTTTCAAAATGGGAATCGAAATATTGCAGACCTTTTTTATCACGTCAGGATAAGACACATGAAGAAATGCTGTACTATATCAAGTGCATGACTGTTACGCAGAATGTTTCGCCCGACGTTTACACGGCTCTTACAGACGAGAATATGCAGGCGATAAATGCGTATATAGAAGCTCCCATGACCGCCACGACATTCAGCGACGAGCATATGAGAGGTAACGGCAGGGAACAGCCGACAGCAGAGCTTATATATTATTGGATGATAGCGTTGAACATACCGTTCGAGTGTCAGAAATGGCACTTGAACAGGTTATTGACGCTTATAAGGGTATGCAGTATCAAAAATCAGCCTCCAAAAAAGAGGAGTGCACGAGAAATCATGAGCAGAAATGCGGCTTTGAATGCAGCAAGAAGAAAGAAATACAATACAAGAGGGTGATGTGTGAATGTATATAGAACTGAAACGGCAAGATGTTCAATGCTATCGTGGAACGACTTATGATGACAGCATAACTCTTCAAAATGAGAATAAAGAACCCGTAAGCCTTTCTTCGGGGGATAAAATTATTTATGGCATAAAGCCCCGCTATTCCGATACATGCATATTGGAAAAAGTTTTGACATTGAGAGATGAAATAAACGGTGTGTATCCTATACATTTCACCCCCGAAGAAATGAACATAGAGCCCGACGAATACGAGTATGACGCAAGTATTCAGACGACTGACGGAAATTTTGTAAAAATTATACCTCCGTCAACATTTGAGATATTAAAATCCGTAACAATGAAAAAGGGGTGAGGATAAATGAGCATAATAGGAATACTCAAAGAGCCTTCGGGCGAAACAGAGGCTTATGCACGAACTAATGAAAGGGTAAAAGAACTTGAAGACCATGCCGTTGTATTGAATGGTGAGTTTGATGACACTCTTGGCTGGTGGGGGCAGGTGCAGGGTGGTGACAAATTTGATGATACCATCATCATGCATAAAAGAAGTCTTGTTGAAAATTTTAATAACAAGGAAGTTTCACCGTTTATGGCGACACAAACCGTCGTTGATTACAGCGATAACGTTGGACATAATTTTACGAGAATGTGCAATGCTTATCATGAATTGATAGGTGACGGTTCAGTCATGGCGAGTGAAGACCATTATACACCAAACTTTACCGCAATGGGTGCGACCTGCCACAATAAGTTTCGTGGAAACGTAGGTATGGCAGCGGTAATAGGAAGAATAGAAGATGTGGCATATACCGATGAAGAACTTGGTATCGAAGAAAACGATACAGAAGGCACGACGGGCATGGGTTCAAGTAAATCATGTGCAGGAGGTTTTATGGTGACAAGACGTTCCAATTACAGCCAGGGGCGACACAATGCAAGTTACTCGATAGGACTTGAAACCTATACTTTAAATGCAGCGGAAGAAGACGGCATACTCGGCACAGAGGGATATTATCAAAATGACGACTTTCACAGACACCGCACGTGGATAAACGGTTATCACTGCGTGGGAGGAGGCAGAAGACCTGCCACAGACGGTATACTGATAAACGGCTTTACCGTTACAGTACCGATAGATGCTGACGGTAAAACCACTTCTGACAGCAATGCTGTTGTAAAAAGAGTTACCATGCACAACGGCTTTTTAAACGGAATTACAATAGGCGGTTCATCTATGGCGGTTCGTCATATCGTTAAAGTTACCAATGCAAACGGTGACGTGCTTTCGGGCTATGCCACGGACGGAAACAGTACCGAAACGGTGGGTATCAATACTTCAAGCTGGAGCAAATCAGAGGGCAAAAATTACGGTTTTTATCTGCTGAAACACGGATATTCGGGAAGAATACTGCATTCTCGAGGAGCAGCTTTATTTGATACGCCCGGTACAAAATACCTTAATTCAAACGGAAATATGCCTTTTGCAATTTCCGCAAACGGTGTTCCGTACATTGACTTAAAAACAGGTATGGACAGTAATTATTACGAAGACGCATCTGCAAAGAAAATTCCAAAAGAACGCCCCGATGATATTACCCGTGCAAGAATTGGCTATAACCCTTCGGCAAATTATCTTAATACCACTTCCGACGGGGATATAAGATTTGTTGTAAACGGAACTTTCACAACGACAACAAATCAATAGACTTCCTCGGAAACTAAAATTTCTCATCAAAATTGATGATGGCACAAATGAGATTCAACCGTAAAAAATGGCGT